CTTTCCATTGCTGATAGCATACAGCTACCCTTTGGTCTCGTTGAGGAAATTCTTTGGCCATTGTATTATCCGTAACGCAACGCTGAATAAACTCCTTTTGTTTTTCTCCGGATTTTGGTTTAGGTAAGGGCATAAAGCTCTATTTGTTTAATGAATGAATTGGTTTGCATAAGAACGGCAAGCGAGGGAATCCAGCCCATAGCGTTATCGTCTCCGGTTGCGCTATTCCCAACGCTCTTGTAACTGGCACTTGTTAGGTGCGTTCGTAGTTTGTCGGTATTAAATAAATAAGCAATATCGGTTTGTGCCTTGATAATATAAACGTAGAAGTCCGCTTTGCTCATCAATATACCGGAATCCTCGTTTCTATTGGTATTGCGGTACTCAATATAGAGATTCGGGTTATCCGGAGTTCCTCGTTTATTTGCCCACCAATACGCTTTCTCGTCGTACTTAACCTCGAAGGTATATACGGGCTGGAAGTTTGTATCTTGGTCTGCTTCCCGCTTTGTTGCTCGCAAGTCCCAGTCGTAGAACTTGTAATTCGGGGCATCCTCAACATCGTATCCCTTTGTTTCAAGATACGCCTTCCAGAGTGCTTCGCCGTATTTACCCGAATGATTCATAGGCAGTATATACGGAACGCAACTCCTCTACCCATTGCTTCCAGAGCTTCGGGTTGCATCCGCAAGGAACGTGGTATTGGTGATTGAATACCCGTGCGTGGATTGTTGCTATCTCTTTACTTTGGTCGCTGGACAAAGTGCTTTTGTATTCCTTGTAGAATTGGTCGAGCCATTTGTATTCCGGTTCCTCCAGGCATTTAGGATTCTTGCTTGGAAACAATCGGTTTAACTTTTCCTTGCGGGCTTCGCAGCCGCAGTCTACTCCGGTTGCTTCTGCAAACCAATCGACTACCGCCTTGATTCCGGTGGCTTCGGTTATCTGCTCGATTCTATCCCCTAACCCCTTTGGCTTCCGCCCACGTTTGGTACTCGTCGTCGCAGTTAGCTTTGATTTTGTCTCTTCCATTTTTTAACGTATTGTAAATAGACCTTAAAGAAATCTTTGTTGCCTCGGATAACTTGCGAAGCGATACGTCTCCGTCGTGGTAAATCGTAAATAATTTGTTATCGTACCAATCCCATTTAGATACCTCGCCTTTTACAGCTTCCAGAAGTACGGTTAATGCTTGGTCGGATTCTATATTGTAAATTTCCTCCTTATCGTCAAACTCTTCTATTGATACGAATTTGATTCTTGCTCGGTTGGTCATCTCACGGAGGTACATATTCCGCAGGGTAATGTAAACAAAAAACGTGTTAACGTCGTCGTCTCCGTATTCGAGCTTTTCTGGATTGTCCACGTACTGGTGCAACCGTAGATACATATCCTGCACAAGGTCGTGGGCATCGTCTCGGTCAAGACCGAAGGACTTTGCCATACGCAGCCAATCGTCGTGCCGCTTTGCTAATCGGGGTAGGATTCCCATAAAACTTCGACTAATATAAGGCCAAGGCAAAACTCCAACGTATGTACGTCGCAATCGTCAAACTCGGTCTTACTCCAGTTAGCCCCAAGAAGAAACCCGTACAACGGGTAAAAATTCATACTAAATCCCATTTATGTATTTCTTAACCTCTGCCAACTTCGCCTCCAAGTCCTTTACTTGTTGTACCAATTCAGCATTCCGTTCTAACAAATAATCGTAATTGATAACCTTCGTAACCATTACCTCATCCTCGTCATCTTGCGGTACCGGAATGGTACCTCGAAGTTTTTGTGCTATATCGTATGCTGATTCGTAGAACTTGTCCCGTGGGAATTTCAATTTTAGGTAATGGATAATCGTGGCGTGAGACTTGCCCATTTGATTGCCCAGCTGCTCCAAGGTAAAGAACGGCCGGAATGCCTTTGCGTATGCGGTTCGGATTTTTACGTTATTCCAATCCCGACGGCCATTATCCTTGTAGCCGATATTTTGGCAGAATTGTTTGTAGGTCATCTTTTGGTTCCAACGTATTTTGCGTTGCCTCTTTCTTTTTGAATTAAAATATGGAAGTACGGAACTTCGTATTGCTTGCCACCTTCGTCTTCAATTAAATACCACGCACTCCATTGCTTCCAGCTTACGGGACGCCAATAGTCCAATACCAAAAACTTTTTGCCATTGATTGCAAACACCTCGTTCGGTGAGAATGGAACCGGAATAATCATAAGGTTAGGTTTTCTTTGATTTGCTCAAGCTCTTTTTTCAGAGCATCAATTTCAATTAGACGTTCTCGATTTTGAATAAGCAAGCGGCCGTTTTCAACTCTTGCCTCGTTAATACGCTTGTCCAAGTGCCGCTTCATATCTACCATATCCTCCAGCATCTGCGTTGCACGCCAAACGGATAACATATTATCAACGATATGCGGTTGGTTCGGGTTAGCCAAGGCCATTTCGTTTAACCACCGTGTTACGTCGCTAATCTGTAAAATTCTATCCCGTACATAAATCTCCCAGGAATCTTGACTAAAATGGGTCATCAGAATAAATTATTGTTTGAATAGGTGCTTGAACGTCCAGCAAGTTAAGGTTATTATGGGTAAACCCGACATTGCCTTTCATTGAGCGGATTCTAATCGGGTCGGACAAAGGTGTTGGTCTTCCCCCGGTCTCCATCTCTTTTGTTTTACGGCAATGGATTTCTGTAAAGACCCAGTCGGTTAAGTGTTGGGCGTACCGGTGAATGATAACTACCGAATCGGCACGGTTGCCCCACTTACCACCACCCTCAATATCGGAGGTCATTGGTGGCGTAGGTAGGCCAGCGTAAGCGTGGCCGTTAGGGTGCGTTCTACGCATTGCCTCCGTTACCGGGTGTGTATTTACAATCGTTGTAACTGAGTTCTTATGGGCGAAGATTCGCACCGCAGAAGCTACCTCGTAATGGTATTCGTGCATCCCTGACTTCCCAAGTTTTCTTTGGTCGGTTACAAGGGAATTGTAAGGGTCAATTAGGCACCCGGTGTACTGCCATTCCTCGTGAATTTCCTCCATAATTCGGAGTAGGTCAAATGCGTTGTAAAGATTGTTGCTGTCTATAAACCGAAAATGCTCATCAATGTAATCAAGGTGGCGGTACATCTTTGCCTCCGTTACGTTCTGGATTGGCTCGCAGGAAAGGAACTCGATTAACTTACGCTTAAGGGAGTGTACCTCGTTCTCCGAGGAATAGACGAGCCACTTCTTATCGTAATTCATTGTTTGCATAAGCATCAAATAAATCAGCGTATGCGTTTTGCCCACGTTGGCGTGGCCAGTTACAACTACAAACTCCCCGTCTTTGAAACGAAGGAACTCATCAATTACCGGGTGGCCAAGTTTACCGGTGTCGTAGTATTTACCGCCTCTTGCTCTTTCCAAGAACGGCAATACTTTATCGTTAGAAATTAGGTCAGGGTGTTTCATAGGACAAACGTAAACAAAAAATCAATACAAAAAACTTTAGCACAAAAAAAGCCCCTCCGAAGAGGGGCCGAACCAGTCGCTAATGAAACACCTAAAACGGGCTGGTTTCTTCTGTACGAGCTGCAAAGTGTTCTTGGTGCGTGGCTCCGTGGGTGCCAGACATCCAAGCATTAAACTTCTCTGCCAACTCAAAGATTTTCTCTACGGGAATTGTAGAACCTTGCGATACATAAGCTGCGGACATTTCAACAGCCGACTTCAACGCAACTTGACGAATGATAGACGCCGAACGGTCATCGTTTGCTTTGGGTGCAGAAGGCGTCCAAGCTGGACGGTCTCCACGTTGAATCTTAACGGTACCTTTCTCGTTCTTGGTGTACTCAACCTCGTCACCTACTTTGTAAGGTGGGGTTTCGCTTTTGGCGAATGCGGTTCCAAAGTCTCCGTTATCAAAACGCAGCTCTAATTTGTAGAACTCTTGCCATTGGCCGTTGGGGGTGATGCTTGTAATTTTAGGCATTGTGTAATTCGTTTAATAGGGTTCTTTTTAATACTTCGTTTTCTGCTTCGAGGAATTCCATCTTAGATGCCATCGCCTCGACACGATGCTGTAAGAACTCAACCATCTGTTGAGCAGATTCTTGCGACCAGTTTGTTCTCGTTCCGTAGTCCATTAGTGCATTTCGTTAAATTGAACTTGACTAATTCCACGCTCCTCAAGCATAATGTTACGCATAAAGGTACGTGCTGGTGCGGATGCTGCTTTGTTGGCCTTACGGGCTGCTGCGTTCACGTAGTAAACCGCATTCATTTTGTTAACCAGGCAATCGGTAAGCTTCTTGGCTCCAATACCAGAAAGACTTTCCTTTACCAAGTTAGCCCAGTTGCGCGCATCACGGTTAACCGGAAGCTTGGACGAAGCAAAGTCCTTGTAAAGGTCGTTGAGTAGAGGTTTGTAGTTTAAGCAAAGCTGCTCTACGAGTTCGATGTTTTTCATTGCGTTTGTTGTTTTAGGTGTTTTGATGGAGCAAACATACGCAAAAAAATTAACATACAACACCTTTACCAAAAAAAATTACTTGGCCGGTATTCTTTGTAACCTCGTGGTCTCGGCTTATGGTAATTTTAGTTACAAAGTTAGTATTATCGTCTTCGATGCCTCCCCACTTGCGTAACGCATCCAAGGCAAACTTAATAGCCATAATGCAGTTATCGTTATCGTATCCGTAGTTATGGCGCAGGGTTGCTGTAATGGTTTGGAATCTTGTTTTATCGTATGCTGCTAACTGGGTAAGCACCTCCTCGGTAAATTTATCCTTGGCCTTCTTTCTAACTATCCAATGCTTGGAGGCGTAGAACTGATTAAGGGAGGGTACTTTGGATAGCGTTACACTAATCTCTATATCCGCAGCGGGCTGCAAAGGCAGGGTCGAGCTTGTGGACTTCTTTAAGGAGGGTTTGCTCCTGGGCTTTGGCGTAGGCACGGCCTTTGGCATCACAATTAGCGAAAAGAATCGCAACCTCCGATAGAATCAAATCTATCTGCCTCTTGACTTCTGGATTGTTGTAATACGGCATAATCTTCGAGCTGTTTGAGTTCACGTTGTAGGTGTATAATTGCTTTTGTAATATCTTGCTCGGCTGGGTTGCCGTCTTTCTTTCCGGCACGGAGTAGGTAGGCGATTGCTACGCCGAGGTTGTAATTATCGTGGGCAAAGTCCTGCACCACGTCAAACGCCTCTATTCCCTTGAACTTCCCAATGTAGTAATCAGGCGTCCCAATAGATAAATACTTGGTGGAATCCTTGATGCTCATTTATTAAAGTTTTTCCTTCCTTGCTCCCAGGTGTTGTATTTTCTGAGGGCTGAGGATTCGTTTTCGCTTCTTGGGTAGTCGCAGAATCCAAAGTGGTTAAGGAAGGAGTTGGTATAGTCATTCGGAATTTGTTTTAATTCCATAGCAAGATATTTCTTGCGTCGGTCGTTTCGTTCTGTTGCCATATTGCAAACCTAAAAAAGAAAACGATAGGTCTAACCAATGTAGATAACTAAAAAGTTATTAACATTTGTCGGGCGTATGCGCCCAATGCTTATTTTTTACAACTTAGTTAAGTTAACTAACTATATAACTTAAATAACTAACTAACTATCAAGTTAACTAACTAACTTAGTTAAGTAGTAAAATTAAAAATAAAATAAAATTTGCGTTTAGACGCATTTTATTAGTCAAGTGGTACAATCTATCCAATTTAGATAGATAATGCGTTAGAACGCAGAAAAAGTACCTCTATCGCCTTATTAGGACTACGAGCAGCATACCAACTGCAAACAGCATTAGGTATTTCTCCCAATCATCTTTTCCTTTGGTGGCAATCTTGGTGTTAATGTACTTGGTTACTTGCACCGTATCCGGTAAGCACGTCGCTTGCAATCGGATTGTATCAAAGTTCCTAACAAGTTTAATCCGAATGTTGTCCTTTTGGACAACCACGGTGTCGACATTGTTTAGTGTTAACGTATCCCATAAGTTACGTTCCTTGGTAACAATCGTTGTATCCCACTTGGTTTGCCAAACATCAGCACCTTTCTTTACGGCTTTACGCAAATGGTATTCTGCACTACAACTACCCAGAGCAAGACTCGCAATCAGGATTATCAATAGAACAAGTAGGGGGTGTGGGAATTTCTTGAAGCTCATTTAACCAGTCGTTAAAATTGGACATATTTAGTTTTTCCACCTTTCTTGATTGCTTTTAATACTTCTGATTTGTTGTTATTAACGTCGTAGGCAACGTGAATCCACTTTGGTTGTGTATCCGTACCAAATTCCCAAATGAGTTGCTTAAACGGCAGCTTTTTGCGTATGTAATTAAATACAGCAGCCATATCCTCGCATTGAATATCCGCAGCTCTACCGTGTACGTGGTCGCTTGTTGCGCTACCGCCAACAGCAGAGTTTACTAATGGTGAACGAAAACCGCTCGTTACGTTTATCACTCCGAACTTATCACGTACTGGTTGCAGGACTTTCTGTACCAATAGTTTTAAGTTATTTATTTCCCCCTGGCTTGGATTGTTTGCAATCCCGGTATCCGTATCCGTAAGCTCGGCAAGTGTAAAGTTTTCAGATAGTTTCATAACGTGTAATAAAACGCACTATTTGTAGTCATTTTGTCCCTTTTAAGCATCATTAACTACCAAAGTGCAAGTTAATGGTGGATAATTCGGACATTTTCCGAATTACCGCCCTTGCCCCCGGTACGGTTTACTCGTCGACTTTTTGTTCTGGCTTTTTGTGTGCCGTCCGAGTTTTCTTTTGGACTTCTTGATTTTTGTTGTCTCCTGCTGCTTCGCCATCTTTGCTCATCATTAACGCAAACCCACCCATAATAAACGCACTAAACTCCGTTAGCGACGCTTTCTCAAACCAAACGAGGATACCCCCGAATGAAATTAAGATAAGCCCTAT